AGGTCGAAAGTGTAGGACGCCAATCCCAGCTCGGCAAAGGCCTGCCCGATGATGTCACGCTTGGTCCAGGACACTTAACGCCTCCTCGATCTTCTTGAGGAGCGTAGCATCAGAATGCTTGTGGTGGACAGCGATGCCCAGCTCTTTGCACTTGGCTTCAATCTCCGCGCGCGTGGGCGGGGCGTCATCCGCAGGGACCGGCGGCGGCTGGGGGGGAGGCATCTGAACCGCCGCCGGTTTACGCCACGCTTCCTCTGCCAGAGGAACCGAGGGATGCCAGCCGTCAGCCACAGCGGCATCGTATTCATCCTGTGTGTTCGCAGGCCTCGTCGCAAAAGTAAAGCCTTTAGCGGGCCACGTTCCGGGAACACGGTAGAGGATTGTGGGAAACTCGATCATTTCTTCTTCGCCGTCTTTGCGCTGTCACGAAACGCTTTAGCAGATGGCGCGCCCTTGCTGCCGGGCTTGCGCATCGTCTCGCCGGAGCCCTCTTCGATCCGCTTACGCTTTCGATGAATATTCTCGTACAAACCGGGCTTTTTAGCCATCACTTGCTCCTGCTCTTCTCGCCGCTGCACTTCCAGCGCGCCCGGCTCAGTCTCAACGGGCTGTTAGGGTCCTTAGCAGCTTTCGGGTTGTCGCGCATCTGTCCTGCTGATCGCGCGCAATAGGCATCGCCCTTGCTTGTCCCCGGCTTGACCCTCGGCCCACCGCCCTTGGCCTCACCAGCCTGGCCATAGCTGACCTTCTTGCCTTCAGCGGTGATCTTGACCTTCGCCTTGCCCTTCGCGGGTGTGCTCTTTGATGGCATTCATCCCTCCCGTGCAAAATGGGGCGGCTGTTACACCGCCCCACCCTATCAGGCTTCTGCCTCAACGCGGATGTAATCCACGCTCAGCGTCTTGGCCGCAGCGGCACCGTTCTGGATACCGAACGAGACCGTCAGTTCCTCATCATCCGGGAGGTTCGTCAGCACCGAGGTGCCGATCTTCTCGCGGTTGACACGGTACTCAAGGACGCCGGCACCATCATAGTAGAACCCGAGAATGATATACTCGTTGTTCGCCATGGTAGCGACAGCGCTTGCGGTCGTGAGGGTCGAGTTCTTGTTGACCACAAAGTCAACTGTCGCTGCGCCATCATTCTTGATGAAGTACACGCCGTCAGACACTGCCAGCGGGCTGGTGTCCGTGATCTGAAGGCCTGCAACGATGTCCGTTTCCGTCGCATCATTGGTCTTCAGGCGGATTTCAAACCACAATTGCTTGCCAGCAATGAACTTGAACATCTCTCCCTTGAGCTGGAAGAAATCATTGTCATTGTCGGCGTCGTCATTGGTGATCAGCAGGACGCCGCCTGCCTCATTGGCAATGACTTCCGAGGCCGAACCTGCGCCCGCTTCCGTTGTCGTGATCGTCCACTCCGTCGCGTCATACGTGGTGAAGTGGTTGAAATACACATAGGAATTAAGCGTCGGGCCTGCCCCGGCGAAGGTCTCGGCCGCAACTGCTGCCGTGCCCTGGTTGTACAGCGTGTTCCATGCCCCGCCATCAATGCGGATCACAGTGACGCCCGAGTAGGGGCCGACAGACACCTCGGTATTAGATGCCGAGACTTCTTCCACCCATGAATAAGCTACCACACCAGTCCGGCGGTAGACTTTGAAGGCACCCATGGACGAGACAGCCACTGCCTGACCAACGGCCAGGGTGAGTTCAGTGGAGCCGAATGGGCCTATTGCTTGTTGTGCGCTCATTGGACCTGCTCCTTACTGGTCGAACATGATGATGCCGCTCATCTGCGGCTGTTTGTTGACAACACCGAACAACGTATCGACGCGGAACTTGATGCGCTGCGTGTTGATGTCGAACTGCTTCTGCATCACCACCTCAACCCCGTTGTCCGTGCTCGCCCGCATGACAGCCGCGCCGGCGTCATTCGGGATAGCCAGACGGCCGGGCAAGATTTCAATCGCGTCCTTCTGCCAGAACGGGTTCATGTAACCAGGGTCAACGTTCAGCATCGTGATCGCGGCCGTGCCCGATTTGGCGGTGACGACGCAGTTCTGATACTGCGCAGAGGCAGGGTTAGCAACCTGATTGCTGATCACCGGCGGGGTGATCTTGATCGTGGTGCCGTTGACCACCTCGACCACGCGGAAGGTCATCGGCTGGCCGGTGTCTTCCTTGGTGATCATGTGGACGCGGTTGACGTTAGCAATCGTGAACGCATCACCTACGCGAACATTCGTCGTATCCGTCACGGTGATGTTGTCAAAACGGTTGTCAACGTTGTTGATCTCGCCCGTTACAGCCGTCGAAGTTGCCTTCGGGATGTAATAGTTAAGAGCAGCGTCCAGCGTGCTCGTGGTGATCGCAGACCCGCCAACTGCCAGAGCAGCGGCCTTGCGGCGAAGGTAATCAGCCTTGTACGTGTCAAAGCTGGCAACCATGCCAACAGATGCTCGGCGAAGGGCGCTGTCCGAGATGTCATTTCCGAAGCTGCGGGTGTTCTTTTGAAGGTCACTGGCCATGCCGTTATAATCGCGGGTCGAAAGCACCAGCTTGCGATCCTCGAACGGCACGCCCGATTCGTTGAACGCCGCTTCGATCTGGGCGACGTCATCAAAGCCGGTTGCTGCGGCTGGGCGCTTGACGAAAATGGAGCCGTAATAAGAAGCCGCGTCAATCACCGCCTGGTTGATGTCAGAGGCCAGCTTCTGCTCAGCAGACTGGCTGATCCGCTGCTCCTGCAACGCATCACGCAGTTCCTTGGCCGTGAAAATCCACGGCACATGCTTCTGTGTCGTGATCGATGCAGGCACGGACAACTGAGTGTAGTCGGTAAAATTTGTCGTTGCATCCGACCCGGTATAGCTCAGGCCAATGTAGGGCTGCGGGCGCCAGATGGTGTCGTTAGAACGCTCCATCATGGTCTGGTCCGTGCGGTACACAGCCACATTGCGCGACATCACGAGGGCGTCCTGGAAGCCCTCAAGAAGCTGGTCGAACGCGACCACTTCTTCTTTTGAAAAGCCGTTAGGCATTGATTTTACTACCTTTTCTGGTTGGCGACCAGATCAGGCTACTTTTTGAGGCTGGCCTTGTAGGCGCGGACCTTGGACAGGTCGCCCGTGCGGGCCGCCTCGTCATATAGCTGATCGAGACGCTTGTCCGATCCGGTCGTGCTGGCAGAGCCTTTGACACTTTTTTCCGGCGCGGACTGGGGTTTACGGGACTGGGTTCTCATCTGCGTCTCCATGCGCGCGACCGCGAATATGTATTCAACAGGGTCTTTGATCTTCGCCAGCTCTTGAAGGCGCTTCTCATCTTTACCAATGGCATACAGCAAAAGAGCGGGGTCTTTTACATGGGCCAGAACGACACCTAGCTGCGTCTCGTCAAGCGTGCCGCGCACCGTCTCCTCAACGTCCTCGAAGTCTTTTAGCTTGGGAGCGACTTCGGCTTTACGTGCGGTGTAGGCCTCGAACTTGGAATTGAAGTATTCCTGCCTCTTGGCCTCGGCTTCCTTGGCTTCTGCTGCCTGCCTGTCATGAACGGCCTTGCGTTCTTTCCAGGCGTCCAGCTTACGCTCGAACATATCAGCATCGTAATCGCACGACTCAAGCGTGGGTTTCGGGCCTAGCTGCGGTTCGTTTTTCCGCTCATAGGCTGCTAACCTTTGCTCATACTCGCGTATCTTACGATCTTTTTCCCGGTTGTCTTTGCGAACCTTGCGAACCCACTCAGGCGCACGGTTCTCGTCATCCTGTTGAGGCGGCGTCTCCTCACCGATTGTTACAATCAGCTCCTCTTCCGCGTCATCCGGGGCGGCATTGTCCTCACCCTCGGCTGGCTCGTCTTCGGTCTCGGGGATCTCTGGCGCTACGTCCAGCTCCTCAAGCTCCTGATCGTCAATCACTACCTTGTCCATTGGTTACCCTAATCTCAGCGTGGTGCGGGCGCCGGCTCCCGAATTGCTTGCAGAATGTTCAATGCGTCAGATTTGCCCTGACTGTCAATGTCTGCCAGGGTCTTGGCGGTTTTGGCCTCGGTCTCGGACACGCGCGCCACGTTAAGCAGCGCCTGCGTCTTGCTCTTCTCAGCCTCTGCCAGCAGAAGCTCGGCATTGGCATCCGGCTCCTGGTTCGCCAGTTCGGCTTCCATCGCCTGCATTTCCTCTTCGGTCGGCTCAACAGCGCCCATGCGGACAAGCCGCTTGCGGAAGAAGTTCCTCACATCCTTCAGGCCCTCGCCTTCCATGTTCATCATGGCCATCGAGGTCAGCACAGTTCCCATTTCGGGGTCATTCTGGGCAAACTGCAACATGCCGACAAGGCTGCGAACCGTAGCTGCGCGCTTGCTGTCGCTGCTTGGCCCTACCGTGACTGCGACGTCAAACTTGGCCCTGCTCAGGTCATTGGCGTAGACCGTGGCGCTGGTTTCCTCGTCAATGGTGGGCGTGTTCAACACCACGCCGCCAGTCTCGCCGCTCTCGGCAAGGGTTTTCATCTTGCGGCCCGGCTCTACGTAAACGTCTCTAGCCATCGACAGCCAGATTTCACCGCAACGCTTCACGGCCTTGGCCATATTGCTCATATAGATGAAATTGTTCTGGTCCGACCGCGTCTGGATCAGCTCGATAGCCTTGCCCGAGACGTTCGGGTTGATCTCTTCCGCCGCGTCCTGCATGCCCATCAGCTCGGCCATGTCCTGATCGGTGATCTGGAGGAGCGCCGCGAGAGGCTGGGGAATATCAGGCGGCTCGGAATAGCCGACCGGACCCATCGGCTGCTCATTGCCCTGCCCGTCTGTTACCGGGTTGAGCAGCAGGTAACGATAGTTCTCAACGTTGTCATTGCCCCACGCGATTTCATGGCCCGCAATCTGCTCCGGCGTCATGATTGGCTTGCGTGCTGCGGAATAGGCGCTGATCTCGGCTAACTTGCTAAGCTGCATGTTCTTCAGCCGCTGCGTGTCTTTTGCTAATCTGACCGCGCCCATAAACCGTTCGCGGTTATCCACAAACCACCGCTTGCCATAGACCGGCACAATCGGAATGTGTGAACCGGCAATGTACCCGCTGTCTTCCAGCACACCGCCGCCGGACAGAATCCACTTGTGAACCTTGCGCCGCTTGATTGTCTTTTCGCGCGCCAGCGTCAGGCCGGTCGCCGCGATCATCAGCGCGGTGTCTTCGTCCTCCAGGTCTTCGCGGGTGTATTCCTCTTCGTTGCCAAGCACATCAGAATAAACGAAAACCTTGTCCTTGCGCTTCTCGACAACGTAGTATTCGGCCACATAAACCACGTCCTGTGTCGACCAGTCGAACTCGGTCATGTAGACAGACTTGGGCCAGGATGCCGGGTCGTCATTCCACTCGGCCTTGTAGGCCTCAGGCGTCATCGCGGTGAGCACAAAGGCATACATCGCATCAGACTTGTCCTGGCGCTTGGCGTTCAAATCGAAGAACACCGTCGAGTCCGCATCATGGATCGGCTCAAAGCGTATGCGCTGGTATTCCTCGGCATCTTCCTGACCAGCAAACTCGTCTTCCAGCTCGGTGCGCAGACGCCACGCGCCAAATCCCCCGCCGACAGCCTCTTCAAATGCATTGTCCATTGCCTCTTCAGCATGGCTTTCGATCTCGTCAGCCCGGTACAGACCGTTGCAGGTCTCAGCCAGTTCGTCCGCTTCGGTGCCGTCCTTCGGGATGTACTCCACGCTAATGCGGTTGTTGCGGTATTCGTTGATGATCCGCATCACGCCGCGATGGACCTTGTTCACCTCGATTTTTGGCCGGTTGCCCCAGTCGCGATAGAGCGAGCCTTCCCATTGCGCGCCGGCAATAGAGTAAAACCGCCGGTCTTCCAGCGATGCCATACGTTCGTCGCGCAGATTGCCTTCAATCAGGCTGAACCGGCGAAGCGCCTCTTTATGCACACCAGCCCAGACCTCGGCTTTTGTCGTGGCCATCAGCGCCTCGCCATGGGCATGACGGTGACCGGCGGGAGTGCCGAGGTCTTGCGCTCTTCACGAACCATCGATGGAAACAACGTTGTCAGCCCCCACACCAGCGCATCGACCCTGTCGGGCGATCCGTCGCCTTCGTATCCGAATGTCGTCATCTGCGTCATTTGTGTCTCCAGGTCAACAAACGACCCCACATGATGGACCCGGCCCTGCTCATAGAGCGCCGCGATCGGCTCGGCGCGGACGTGCTTTCCGCGTGTCGCACGCACCTCGACGATTTTAACGTTGCTGCGCACGGAGCGGATTGTCTGCGCTACCATGTCCCCGCCCTGGTTGACCTCAACTGCAATGCCATCAGCCTGCCAGCGGTCATGCACTGAGAGCGCACGCTTTGCCCAGTCCAACGGTGAACCCTTCAGGCTGGCATCTTCCAGCACGTAGCCATCTCTGCCATCAGCGGACTGGCCCACAACGATGATGCCATGTTCGTCGCTCTGCTCAGTGTTGCTGACGGCCGGGTCAACGGCGACATAGATGCGCTTCATGGTCGGCGGATGATCGCGCACGCGGGCCGTGTCGATGCTTGCCAGCGTCCACAGCGCATTCGGGATGTCGCCAAGTATCTCGCCTTCGAGTTCCTGGCGCCCCAGCCTTGTGCCACCATAGCGGGCTTCGATCTTCGACAGGAACGTGCCGGCAAGGTTAACCCGGTTGTCCATTGTGCGGCCCCGAGTAATGACAGACCGGCCTTCATGGCCCGCAACAATGGCTTTCACCAGCTCGATCGGGCGCGGTGTTGTTGTCACCAGCACCTGCGGATGATCACCGAGACGCAGGCCAAACTGTAGCTGATCCCATGTCTCACGGGCATAGCGCCACTTTGCAAGCTCATCACACCAGGATGTATGAAACTGCGGTCCCCTCAACTGATCCGGCTCAGTCGCATTGAACAGCGTGGCCGTCGATCCGTTCGGCCATGTCAGACGGCGCTTCGAGGGCTCATAGATCGGGCGTTCATGTTCGGGATGGCAGCGCAGGATACCGCTCTGGCCTTCGACCATCACGTCACGGGCATCGGCTGCGGTTTCCCCTACCAGTGCTATTCGGATCGGGCTGGCTAATGCTTTCTCACGTATCCACTCGGCGCCGGTTCGGGTCTTGCCCCATCCCCTGCCGGAGAGGATCATCCAGATGTCCCAGTCTCCATCAGGGGCAATCTGCTCAGGGCGTGCATGGAAGCCGCGCCAGTCGTGCAGCAGGGCTTCGCAGTCCTCGTCACTTAGCTGCGAGATAATCTGCTCTCTCTCAGTGGGTGAGAGCGCTGCCAGTTTCTCCGCTACGCTCTGCAATATGGTTCACCATATGTCTCAGCCTGTCGGCTGGCTTAATGTCATGCTGCATCACCAGCGGCTTTTCAGGATCGCCTTGCAGGGTGAGCGGCAGCACCTTTCCCACCAATGCCAGAAATGGCGCAGGATTGTCCCTTGCCTGTTGTTCCAGGTAGCCAACCAGCCCGCCTTTATCGCCCGCTCTTGTTGCCGCCTCAAGAATAGCGTCCTTGAGCAGCGCCGTTGTCCTGTTGAGCTGCCCTTTCTTGCGCCCCGGCGTCGGTGCCCCAGCTTCTCCTATTTTAGGCATCTACGCCCCAACCCGCTCCGCCTCAACCACACCATTCGCCATCACCGCAACAGCCTCCGGCACCTCATCCCCGCTCAGAGCATAAGTGCCCACACTTGCAGCGTGATGCGTATCCCA